CTTGGCCGAAACCGCACAGGAGAAAGGAATCCCAGTTGACCGAGCAGTCCCAATGGCCGCTTGCGAGTATGCGGGCTTTCTCCTCGCCGAACTGGCAAAGGAGCCGACGCCATGACCACCCCCAAGCGGAACGAGGCGGTTGCTCTATGGGTGCCGAACGGGCATGTGTTGCCGGACGGTAGCTGGGAGCCCGGCGACGGTACTCTGGTCTTCAAGCACGAAGCGTCGGAGTTCGAGGAACAGCACGGCTTCCCGCTCTATCCGCAAAGCGTGATCGACGCCTTGCAGGGGGAGGTTAGCCGGCTGCGTGCTGCTGGCTTGGCTCTGCTGTCCGTGATGGAGATGCAGGAAAAGCGCGAGGCCGGCGAGTTCCACATTACCGCCGAAGCATTCGAGCCCATGTGGCACAACGCCAAGAAAGCATGGGAACACCTGTCCAACCTGGAGCCCCCGACCGATGGCCGCTGAGATGAAGGTGACGGCGCTGTTGATTGTTGCGCTGCTGACCGGATGCGTGAGCGAGGCAGAGAAGCAGGCGGGCGCGTGGCGGGAGGCACCTTACGAGTACGTATGCACCGGCGTCCAAATGGCTCGCGTTCAGCGCGAAACCCTGTTCTGCAAAGAGAACACCGGCTTCTATCCGTCGTACTGCTACGGCAGCGCCATCATGCGGAACTGCACCCATCGGGATCGCACGCCGCCATACAAGGACCCGCGCAATGACTGACACCACCCCCACCAAGAATGAGAGCCTGCCCAGCTCTGAGGATTTCCGCCTACACCTCGGCGAACTCACCGCCGCAGAGTTGCGGGTAGCCAAGGCCGCCTACCGGTTCGCCCTCACCCGCGAAGCACCCCCGGAGGCTGTGCCCGTCGCTTGGCTTGATCTCGCCAAGATGGAAGGCGGCGGCATGGCCTATGCCACTGGAATCAGGGTCAACGGCAAGCAGTCGCCGCTGTTCGCCACCCCGCCCGCCCCGCAGCGACTGGCGCAGGGGGAGGACGTCGTGCAGAGAGCCAATATCGCGATGCTCGCGGATGCGTGGCGACACGTCCTGACAGACGGTAGAGACGGGCACGAACTGTGCGCCAACCGGAACACGGTTGCTTGTTTCGTCAACGCAATCGACGCACTCACCACCCAGCCGCCCCACCAGGACCGGGGGGAGGTCACTGATGCCATGGTGGACGCCTATCTCGCCGCGCAGGCCAAGGCGGTGCAGGCCGTCGATGACAAATGGGGCAACGGCGGAAAGGCCGCGTCCTACCTGCACCCCGTTCGTGAGGCGTGCCGTGCCGGACTGATCGCCGCCCTGACCGAAGCCAAGCAGCAGGGGCCGGGGGAGGCTGTCTATCAGGTCCAGTGGATCGCCGAGCAGACGTGGGAGGACATCACCGCCGAGCAATACGCCCTGCTGGATACGACGGAGGCGAACATCCGCATCCTCTACACCGCACCCCAAGTCGAAGCCAAGCGGCAGATGGGAGAGGGGGCGACCGATGGAAGGTAAGACGCCGCTGTCAGATGCGTTGGGAAAGGCACCTCCGTTCCGCCTGGAGCCGGGCATTCACATGCTGACCACCGCACCGAATCCTCGCCACCCCGGGACCGGCTGGGACGCAGGGCAGCGTGGATGGCGATTGCATGCGGTCGAGTGGACCGAAGCGGATAACGAGTACCACGCCCGCACGGGGTTCACGCGCTCGCGAAAGCCCGCACTGTGCGGCTGCGTGCCTGCGCACGGCTGGGGGCTCGATCTGTTCATCGAAGATGAGTGCCAACGCTGCGACAAGGTAATCGAACGGCGAGAGATCGCAGCCGCCGCCAAGCCTTCCGGGGAGGTGGGTCATGCCGAGTGACTTGGTGCTGGACTACTCGCCACTACGCGAAGAGGCGCGCCGCCAGGTGCGAGCGAAATTCCCCGGCTTGATCGAGGGTAGCTCGGGGTGGACGCGAGCCGTGACCAACCGATTCAATCGACTGAGGATGCAAAAGTGAACCAGATCCCACGAAAGGTCAGCATTCTCATCGGATTCCTGCGCGGTTCCTTCAATGAGTGGCGCACCGAGGTTTGGCGCCGCGACCTTGACGAACAATACTGCTGTTCAGGCCGTGAATGCGGGTGTGGTGGTGCCACCGTCGAGGAAGTATTCGGGGCCGTGAAATGACCACACAGCCGAGCGACTGGGCGGTTGCCAGGGCTTTCTGGGAAGTCGTCATGAACGGTACGGGCGGCCTACAGGGTCCGTACCTCATCGGTCGAATCGAACTGCGCGCCAGCGAACTGGACGCCAGCCGTGATGTTCTCTCGCTGGAACACATCATCGGGTCCATGCGGAACTTCGCCGACGTGGCGGACGATTGCCCGATGACCGAGAACAACGCGCCGGCCGCCATCCGCGCGTGGGCCGACATGCTGGACGCCACCCCACGGGCTGCGGAGGCGGGGGACACTGAGCGGCTGGATTGGCTTGTCAGCCAGATACGACTGACAGACCTGTTCAACATCACATATCCGCACAACCCTACGACGACCGAAGGATTCCGGCCTGCCATCGACGCGGCCATGGGCTCGCTGGGTGCGGGGGCTACCACCCAGGAACAGGCATAGCCGCGTACAGAATCGTGCAACGATACGGACGACCTGATACTCCCGCCGAGAACTTCAGGTTTGTCGCGTTGGCATAGGTCGGCGTCATCGCGATCCACTGGTCCGTCACGTCCTTGTATGCGCACTGCATCATCATCAGCTGGGACGGAAGGGCGGTACCTAGACCATGCGCAAAGTCCGCTTCTCCCGACCCGTTACAGGTGCCGGCGAACACGCGGGGCGAATAGACGATGTTGCTGCCGTTCTCGTACTCACCGCGCACCACGCCAGTTCCGGTCGTGCCGAACAGCGCGCCGCCGCCGCCATTGGCCAGGCGAACGTTGTTGAGGTCGACCGACATGCCATCGCCGGCAAAGATGCCGACGCGGCTGGTGCTGGACTGGTTGTAGCTGCGGATGCTGCCGTTGCTCATCTGGACGTAACCGTCAATCTCCAGACGGATCGCCTCGTAATTCGCGCCGGTCAGGTCGCAGTTCGACAGCTTCATCCCGCAGGAATCGATGCCACCAACCGCGGACACGGCATGGATGCACCGGCTGCCGGTGATCGCGCCCGCGTAGATGTAGACGTTCGACAGATCCAGGTCGCACGCGTCCTCCACCTTGATGCCGCAGAATGTGTTGTCCAGTCCGATGTTCGTACCGTGCAGGCGACTGATGCTGCCCACGGGGTTAGCTGCCGTGCTGTAGAAGCACCGGATACTGTTCAGATACCCGAAACAAAAGACGTTGTGCATCATCGGGTTGTCCAGCTTCCCTAGCACGATCGCCTCGCCGTTGGCCAGCTGCCAGGTGTAGACCGCACCGCCACCCCAAAACGTCCAGCCGAGGTGAATGTTCTCCAGCCTGAGCGCATCGGCGATGCCGTCGATGTATATGCCATAACGCAGCGGCTGACCGTACACGCCATCCAGGTGCCCGCGGAACACGCCCTCCAGCTTGATGCCCTGATAGCAGTTGCGCAGCATCACGTCCTTGATGTGGATCGTGTTGCCGCCCGGCTCCTGAAACGGCGCGCGATAGGCTCGGATGGCCCATGGCTGATTCGTGTTCGGCGTCCAGCTACCGCTCGTCGGGTCGCCCTGATTATCCTCGAACTCCATCGCCTCGATGGTCACGCCACCGCCCGTCACGTAGAACGTTTCCGTCGCCGTGGCGCTGGTGAAGTCCATGAAGATGATCGAGCCATAGGGGCGAGCCAACAGCCAGTTGCGGGTCGTCGGACCCACAATATCGCGCACATCGTTCCATCCGTCGCCATAGATATAGCAGTTGTCCGAGATGGTTATGCGGTTGGTGACACGATACCGGCCGGCAGGGAAGTACAGGGCGATGCCCCGACCCTGTACAGCCGTCACTGCCGCTTGGATTGCTGCAGTGTCGTCCGTCGTTCCGTCACCCTTCGCCCCATAGTCAATGACCGTGACGAACTTCAGCAGCTTGTTGGCGTTGTTGCGTGCATTGCCCATGGGATGCTCCTTTATGCGGCGGTGTCGCCGGACAGAACCCAAATGGCTGCGCTGCCGCCGCCGTTGGCGCGAACTTCAAGGGTAACCGCGGCGTACTGCCCGGCCGTTTTTGTGTGCGAACTGCGGTTATTGAGTGTGGCGCCGCCTGCAGGCGTGAATGTCACTTGCCCAGCATCACGCTGGATCGCGCGCACCGTGGTCCCGACTGCTGCGGTTGCCGACAGCGTGCAGGTGATGGCCGCCGCATTTGCCAGCACCACGATGCGCTGGTGGTCGGCCTGCGAGATGGATTCTGACGTGGTGGACGCAACGCGCGCGGTGTTGGGCGCCGCCGTCGTGCGGGTCTGCCCAACGCGGAAAATCTCCGTGCCGCTGGTGTTCTTGAACACCAAGTCGCCGGACGGGTCTTCCTGCTCCAGTGAAGCGTTGACGCCGGCCACGGTCTGCCAGCGGCTCCGCCCCAACACGCTTATGAAATACGGAACGTAGCTCCCTACGCGCGACATCAGCACGTTCGTCCACGTACTGCCGGGTTCGCTGATCGCGTAGTAAGCCGCGCTCTGCGTGCCGGTCGTGCTGATCAGGACGTGCCCGTAGTAATCGCCATCACGGGTGTTCAGCATGCCCATCTGGACGCCGATTTGACGATTCACGGCCAGTCCGGGAACGGTTACGACGCTGTTCACCGCCTCCAGCAGTTGCGTGGCGCCACATGCCTGCGTGGCCTGGGCATTGAGCAGGATCGCCGCGCCGCTGGAGATACCCGCCAGCGGATCGCCGCCACCGACACGCGGGCCGCCCTGCCGGTAGGTGATGCACAGTCCGTCGATCTCGCCAGCCTTCGGCGTTCCGGTGGTCTCGCTCCAGTGCTCTTTCTGGATGTGGATGTTGTAGGCGGCGTCACAGAACGACTGCCCGATATTCTCCGAGCCCTGCGCAAGGACGCGGGTGTACTCGGCCGTTTTCTGGATCGTCGTGTGGGGGCCCGCCAGGTATGTGTAGCTGGCGTTAGCGGCCTCGAAATTCGCGCCACCACCCAAGAGCGTGCGCTGCACAGGCGCGCCCTCGAATCGCCAGGTCACCCCGGCATCGGGCTGGCCGGATAGAGCGTAAGGGCCGCCAGGGAAAAGAAGCGTGCCGCCACCCTGCGCGACGAGCGCGGCGTCTGCGGCGACCACGGCCGCGCTATCGTCCGTCACGCCGTCGCCGAGTGCACCGAAGTCCTTGACCGACACCACGTCGCTATTCTTTCCGTACTGCGTGCGGACGAACAGGGAGCCAGGCGCCTGATACGTGATTCCAGCAACATCAACTTGCGAAGTCGAAACGTTCTGGCCATGGACGAACTCAAACTGCTGACCCTCCAGTGCAGCAGATGTGAGCGTCACGCGCGTGGCCGACGTTTCCGTATAATCCACGCCGCCGCCGCGCAGCTTCAGCCCGTCGCAGTACACCGATAGTGCACCGATACCTTTGGCATAAGGCAGCACCAGGTCGAAGACCGTCTGACCCCCTGCTGCCGTGATCGACTGGGGCACATAGACCGCACCGGGGATGCCAATGGCGGCAGCGATGGCGCCGATGGTGTAGTTGACCACGCCAGACCCATCACCTGCCCAGCCAATGAGATCGCCACTCGAGGGGTCCAGTAGTGTCGACACGCCAAGCGTGTAATCAGAAAGACGCAGCGAACGCTGCTGATCGTCGTTAATCTGCTGGATCTGCATATCCAGCAGGTCCAAGCCCTGCTCCAGCACATTCGCATTGAATGCGCCTTGGTTGGTGATGTCGACGATCTGGGAAATAGGGAGCGTGCGCAACAGCACCAGCGTGAACCCGGCAGGTGGCGCTGTCGTCAGCGTCACGCGCGTGCCAGCAGGCTTCCCGAGCTGCGACACAGTGAACGAACCGGCCGAGGATACGACGCCAGTCGCGTCCTCAACCAGCGCCGCAGTGATATGGGTGGCCGAGTAGGCCATCGGCCCATTGAAGACGGTCGCAAGCCCGTCGCCGGGGTACTCTTTCCGCCTGTCGTTTGCGCTGACCGTCACTGTCGTATCCTCGGTTATCGATCTTCACGGCGGACGAACAGGTAACGCAGGTCCTGCACGCCTTCCGGCTCGTATTCGTTCATGGCCACATCATAGATGAACTCGCCCGGCGGGGTTGCTGCAGCCGTTGGCAGACCAATGCCAACACCCAGCACCTTCAGCCAATTCCGGAACATGCGCTCGCCGTCGATCTCTTCGCCTTCCTGCACACGGTCCAGCACCTGGTCGGCGGTGTCCGCGCCGGCCTTTGCGATCGTGGCCGCGGCGTCGCTGACGGGGTTGTTCCGGGCGAACACCGGCTTGTCCAGGATCTTGGCCTCCAGCACGCTGGCGCCGTCTCGGACGAATGGAATGGTCATCAGCGGGTACATGGCCGTCTTGGTGAACGCCCACTTGCTCCAGTCGCCGGCGTCCAGCCCATCATCGTCGTCGTCCTCGGGGAAGCGCAGCAGAATCAGGTCGAACAGCAGCGCCGGCACCACCCAGGCCGCAAGCAGCACGCCCATGCGCTCGGGGATGCTCTGGCTGCGGGAATAGCCCTTGCCCGCCAGCGCGTCGCGGATGCGGTTCTGCTGGATGATCATGGGGCCGATGAACAGCTTGAACAGTCGGAAGCTGCGGTCACCCTCGAAGGCCGACAGGCCGATGGCGGAATGGTCCGTCTGCGTCTGCTGGATCGCAGTGTCAGCCAAGCGCACCGCGGCGTCCTGCGACTCACCGGCGGCGACGGCTTGCTCGAACCTGGCCATCCAGATCGGCACGACGGCCAAGCGATCGGCCGTGCGCTGGTAGGCCATGGCGAACCTGGCCACGTCCTTGCGCAGCGTCCGCTTGCCCGCCATCGCATTCAGTGCCTGCTGGAACTGCCGGTCGAAATCGCCATTACGCCGCGCCATGTAGGGCGACAGGCGGTAGACGAACGTCTGAGCGGCTTGGAACTGGCCGGGTCCCAGCGTGCGCGAGAACGCCGACACCAGATGCTTGACCCCGACGCGCGACACGGCCTGCGGCCACGCCGCGACGTAGTTGCCCACGCCCAGCAGGTAGCGGAAGCCCAGCGCCATCACCGACAGGTTGGTGGTCGCCGCATCCATCAGCTTGTTCGGGTAGCGCATCGCCGGGTCGCCGTAGATGCGGTCGCCCACCGCGCGCGCGACGGCGCCGCGCAGGGATTCGTAGGCGGTGTCGCCCGTCCGGGTGCGCAACAGGTTCCGTAGGCGGCCGTCGTTGAGGATCTTGTTGGCCTGCAGCAGGAACTCGCGATGCGTGATGTCGGTGATGACCTCGTCGACGCGACCCAACAGCAGGGATTCCAGATTGAGCTCCAGCGGGTACATGACGCCCGTGCGCTCCTGCAGGCGCGACTTGGACGTGGTGGCGCGCGCAGTCGGCCCGATAATCTGCTGGACCGTGGCGCTGGCCTGCTGCTTCTCCCCGACGGAGGACTGGGTCGGATCACCGATCAGGGGGAAATACTGGCCCTGGACCGGCCCGAACGGCGTCTCGATCGTGCGCGTGGCCAGGTCCCGCGGGATGATGCCGCCAAGGCGCTTCTGCAGTTCCTCGGTCGGCTTCTTCAGGCTGGCGCTGGCGTTCCATACGGCCTGGACAATCTTCCAGTCCGCCGGCGTGAGCTTGGCCACGACCTCGTCGATGGTCGCCTGCCCGAACTCAACGTGTTGCCCGTTGACCCACCGGCCGCCGCCCATGAGCTTCTTCAGGTTCGAGTCCGTGCCCATGTTCAGGGCCATGGCGATCAGGGTCTGCCGTTTCAGTTCAGCGCCCCCAAGCGACTCCATGCGCACGGTGTCCAGCATGATCCGCTGCCGCTCCTCCTTGCTCCAGCCCTCCATCATGTCGAACAGCGGCTTCAGGGTGGACTCGCGCATGGCGTCGCGGGCATCGCGGGACCGCGCGGCGATGTTCCAGAACAGGTCGTGCCACGGCCCCTGCTCGCCCCCATCCAGACGCTCGATGATGGTCTGCGGCGACAGCAGCACGTCGGCGAAGCCCTTGATGCCGTCCATGATCCGGTCGGCCGCGGTCTTCTCGGCCTCGCTGAAGGCGGTGCCGCCGGGGCCCTGCGTCTCTTCCAGTCGGGCCGTCAGGGTGTCGCGCGCGGCCTCCCACTCCACGGCCTTGTCGTTGGCCATGACCTTGGCCACGGCATTGGCCTGGGTGTCGATGTTCATCATGGCCGTGCGCACATCCCGGATCTGCGCGATGGTCAGGCGCTGCAGGTCCGTCGTCTGCTGGGAGTCCACCAGCACCTCGACCGATTCCGGGATCGGGTTTTCGTTCTCGGCCTCGACGTGCTTGTCGATCCACTGGGCCATGTTCAGCGGGCCGCGGTTCGGGCCGAAGTCATACCGGCCCAGCGCCGCCAGGATGGAATTGGTCAGCTGCAGCCAGTCGCCCCCGGCCTTGGCCAGCCGGGTCTGCGCAGACTTCTTGCCCAGCTTGGTCAGGCGCTTGTCGACCCGTGCCGCCAGATCCTTGGCCTTCATGGCCTCGTCGTACAGCATCGCGTTGGCGAGCCGCTGGCGGGCCTCAACAAGCGCGCCGGCATAGTCCCCGGCCGCGGTCAGCCGCTGCGCCTCCCGCGCGTGCTTGCGCTCGCTGCGCAGGTACACGAAGGGCACCACCTCACGCAGTTGCGTGGCGCCAATCTTCTGGCGGGCCCACGCCTTGACGCTCTCCCTGCTCAGCGCCGGCGCGCCCACCAGTCCCTCAAGAACCGCGACATCGCCGGCGATGGCCGCCATGCGGCGGTCGTTGTGGGCGATCTGCATGGCCTTCTCGGCCATCTGAGGGTCGGTCCGCATGTCGCCGTACTTCTCGGCCATCCGCGCATCGGTCGTGGCCTGGATGTAGGCCTGCATCGGCGGCGCGTTGACCAGCGCCGAGACCAGCGCATCGCCGCTCGGGAAGCCGAACTGCCCGCCCACCACGTCGCCGTCCGTACCCTGTTCCGCGTATACCCGCTTGAACCGCAGGTTTTCGTTCAGGTACTGCTGGCCGTACCGCTTCACCAGCCAGTCCTTGTCGATCTTCATGCTGGCCATGCCGTCAGGCAGCGGGGAACCGTCCGGCTGCGTGCCCCGCGCCAGATTCGCCCAAGCCTGATACACCGGCAGCGCGTAGGTCTCTGCCTTCACCTCCTCCAGCATGTCCCCGCGCGCGGCCTTCCACCACGCTTCCTGCTCGCGCTGGACCTCGCGCACAGCCTGGGCGGCTATGCGTGCCTGCGCGGCCTCGTGCCCCGCCTGCTGCTGTTTCAGGTACTCACGGAACCGCGCCTCCGACATGCCGGCCGCCGACGCCTCGCGGAACAGCGGCTCCATGTTGGCGGCGTCTTCCGCGCGGCTGACCGCGGCATCTCCCACCAGCATCCGATCGAACACGCCCCGGATCTCGTCGTTCAGTTCCACGTCCAGCGCGCGCAAGGTCTTGTAGACCTGGATCATCCACGCGCGCATCCGCGCCATGACGCCGGCCAGTTCCGGCACCGGCGCCTTGCCCTCGCCCAAGTAGGACTCGAACGCGCGCGCCAGCCTCTCGTGCTGCTCACGGCCGATCTCCTCGCGGGACGACACGCCGAGGAATCGCACGATGGCGGCATAGTCGTCGACGATGTCCTGCGGCGCATTCGGATCACGCGCAAGGTCGCCCATCACCTCCAGGAAGAAATGCCCGCTCTCGTGGATGAAGGTGGAAAGATCCGCCTTCGGGGTCAGCCCGATGGTGACGGCGGCACGGTCAGCAAAGTTGATCCAGCCGCGTCGGATAGAGTCGCTGGCATCGTCCTGGTTGAACTCCGTCAGTCCGTCTTCCGACGCTTCGGGTGATCCTTCCGATTGTGGATCGACACGCTGACGACGGTCCCGATTGCCTTCAGCTCGTCGATCGATGAGGCGCCGAAGAGGCCCCGGATCTCCCTTCGCCTGTCGGACGCCGGAGGCTTCGCGCTCGGCTTTGTTTCGGATGGCGACTTGGTCTGCTTCATTGGGGGTTGCTCCTGCGCCTCGGCTGACGCCGATGCCTCGATAGGTGAAGTCACGGGTTTGACCGTCAGGACCGGCCATCACGATGTCCAGGTCCACAGACTCCAGCTTGTCCTGGATCATCTGCGCCAGTTCCTGCGCCTCGGCCATCGTCGTGGCGCGGCCGTAGAACTCGTCGCCGGACGTGTGATAGAAGCGCGCGGTCGCGGTCTCGCTGGCCAGCATGACCTCGCCGATGGCGCGCAGCGCGGCATCACCGACCTCGTGACCCATGGCATTCAGTGCGGTCAGGCCGTCCATGTCGAAGGCCATCACGCCCTCCCAGCCCAGCGCCTCGTCCTCGTTGAACGCGCGGCGGTTGCGCAGGCCGGTCAGTTCGTCCGTGCGCAGCTCCTGCTCGAGCGCGGCGATGCGGGCCTTCAGCGCGGCCACCTCGTCCTGTTCGGGCAGGGCGTCCTGGTAGAACCGCGTCTGCGTGTCGCCAACGAGGAACCGGCGCGCAGCCTCGCGATCGGCCGGGTCGACGCCGGCCTCGTTCAGCAGATCGCCCGCCTCCAGCAGCATGGCGCGCTGGTCGGCCAGCACCTGGTCGCCGCCCACGCGAATGGCCGGCCCGCCGTCCACCTCCTGCGTGATCGCGTCCAGTAGCGCATTCAGGTCAGCGCCTTCCGGCAGGTAGCCGGCCTCGACGGCAAGCTCGCGCGCTCGATCCAGGGGCTTGCCCAGCTTGGTCACCAGCTTGGGCTTGCCGCGGCGGTTCACCCGGTCGGACTCGTTCAGGCGACGAAGCTCGCCGGCCATCGCCGGATCGTTGATGCCACCCTGATCGGCCAGCCACTCGACCAGCGACGGGCCCATGGCCCGGGTCTCGGTCGGAATGTCGCCCGTCACCAGCCGGCCCAGCAGCGAGTCGACGGCCGCGTCCGCACTCGGACGCTCGCGCAGGATCGCCATGCCGGCCGGGTCTTCGCGCTGGATGCGCAGGCCGTAGGGCTGATAGAGGTCCATCGCGCTGCGGCCTGACCGCTGCGCCTGGGTCTGCCAGAAGCGGCGATGCAGTTCCGCATTGGCCTCGGCCGCCTGACGGTTCATGCCCGTGCCCAGCAGCTGGCCCAGCACGTCCTCGTATACCTGCTGGCTGGTGTCCGCGGGTTCGGATTCCCGCGAAACGCTCTGCAGGAAGGCATCGAACTCAGCCTCCGCGCGGTCGTTGAACTGCTCGACATCGGCGCGGCTCATGCCAGACGGCGTCAGGCGCGCGAACTTGGACAGCGCCTTGCCGTGCTCCGGGGCAATGGCGGTGATCCACTGCTCCATCGGGATGGCCACGTCCGTGCCCGCCACCGCGGCGTCGGTCAGGGCGTCGGCGTCCATGAACTGCGCCGGATCCAGACCGGCGGACTGGAAATAGGTGGCCGCCTCGGCGCCGTCCAGATACACACGATCTGCGCCAGACGCCGCCAGTTTCTGCGCCAGTTCGCGGAACTTCTCGGGGTTGCGCTCGCGCAACGCAACGGCGCTGGCCGACAGCGTGATGCCATCCAGCAGCTCGCCCTCGCGCTCGGCTTGCGTCTTGGCGAACCGTGCGCCCGTGGCGGCGCGCGCGATCGCACCCACCCAGGCGCCCAGTTCGAAGTTCTCCGGCAGCCCTTCCGTCAGCGCCTGGTCCGGGTTGTAGGCCTGTTGGGCGATCAAGTTGTAGGTGAACTGCTCGGCAGCTTCCTGCGTGCCCTCGATGCCGGCGGCGATCAGCTTGTCCGTGATCCAGCGGCCCACGGCGTTGTTGATCCCCGGCGGCGCGCGCTGCAAGAGGCGGTTCAGACCGATACGCTCCAGCGCTGCAGCCACCGGCGCCGACGCCAGCACCGCGGCATCGCCGCCAGCCGTGCCCTCGGCGCCAGCCTCGCGCGCCATGTCGGCGCCCTGATTGGCGCCAAGGCCCAGGTTGAGCGTGGTGGATCCAGCGCCGCGGGTGGCCGCGAACGTGGCGATCTGGGCGCCCAGCGTGCCAAGGCCGCCCGCCACATCGGTGGCCGTGGACTGCTGCTGCGGGGTGAATCCGAAAGCATCCTGGATCCGCTGCCCGGACGTGCGCAGGCCGTCGTTACTCAGGCCGACGCCGCGCCCGCCTCGCTGGTTCAGCGGGTCGGCCATGAAGTCGCCGATGGTGTCGCCGAGCGCGCCGCGCGTCAGACGGTCAAGCGTGCGATGCGTGGAGCCGCGCAAGTCGGCCTGACCCTCCAGCGCGCGCCCGAAGGTGGCGCCGAAGCTCGAGCCGAAGCTGCCCGCCAGGTCGCCGACGAACTGACCCCAGCCCCACGGACCCCAGTCGTAGGGCCGGTCCTGCGTGGTCTTGGTCTTGGCCACCGACTCGGCAAGCTGGGAGACCTGCGGCAACTCGCCCTTGGACAGCGCCACGTTGGTCGGGTCGATCAGCCAGGCGCCCAGCGCCGGCTGCCGCGTCGCGGCCTCCTGTACGGCGTCGAGCTCGTCCAGCTGCTTGTATCGGGGCAGGTCCTGCACCACCGCGCCCGCGGGAATACCGCGGCGCGCACCAATGGTGACAGCCTCGCTCATGGTCTCCGGCGGCACCGGCGGCGCCGTCAGCGCTGCGCCACGCGACCGGCGGGCCGCGTCTTCCTGCTCCAGTTCGGCCCAGATGTCCTGGCTCATTGCATCCCCTTGCGCTGCCAGTACCGGATGATATCGGCGTCGCTCGGGGTACGGGAAGCGCCATAGCGCGCTTGGTAGGACTGCACAGCTTCGCGCCGCATTTCAGGGGTCAGGACGCCCGCGGCCAGGTCCACCGACGAGGCTGCCGGCGCGCCCGCATAGGGGCCCATGGTCAGCTTGGCATCCAGCACGCTCATGTCGGCCGCCACGCCCTGCACGACCGACTGCAGCAATGCGTCTGCCTGCTGCGGCGTAGGCTTCTGCCCACTCGACTGGATGTAGGCCTTCTCGGCGTTGCGGTAGCGCATGGCGAAGGCATCGCGCCGCTGCTCGCGCGTCTTCTTGTCCGCCTTCTGGTCCTGGTTCGGCGCCAGCCCAAGCTGGGACCAGCCCATCTCGATGCGCTGCGCCTCGGTCGCCCACTCGGCCTGCTTCTCCGGCTTGGCCACGTCAGCCTGCCTCGCGACCAGTTGGCGCAGCGTGTCCGTCGACAGCCGGTTGGCGATGTCGGCGTCATAGAAATTACGCTTGGCGAAGGTGTTGGGCGAGAGGATGGATTCGCGGAAATACGCCTCCGCCAGTACCGGGTCGTCCTGCACGAATGTGCGCTCGATAGCGTTCTTGCGGATGTTCTCCAGCGCGTCGATCTTGCCCTCGCGCTCGAAACGGCCGTAGGCCTCCGCGCCCAGGATTTGTCGCAATGGCTGGTTCGGGTTCTGCTGGATAGCGGTGTAGGCGCTCTCGGCCTGCTGCTTCTTCAGTTCGTTCTCGCGCGCGTCGCGGATCGACCAGTCCTCCCGGATCTTGCGCATGGCGCGCGCGCGGCGGTCGGGATCGGTGATGGTCTGCGCCCGGGTCAAGGCATCGGCCTCGGTCGCCGCCGCCGGCATGACGGCCGCCGGCCCGTTCCCGCGCCAGCGCGCCGCGCGCGCCTCCACCTCGCGGATGTACCGGGTCGTCTTCGGATTCTCGGCCGTGCGTCCGCGCTGGATCACCGCCTCCGCACCCCCCTCACCCGCGAAGTGCGCGGCCACGGCGAACTGGGCGCCGCCCTTGGCCATGCGTGCCTTGAACTCCTGCGCCGCGCGCCGCGCGCTCGCCCGGGCATCCTTGCGGTCGATGCCGCCGGCGCTGGTCTTGCGGTACTGGAACAGCCCCGTGGCCTGGTCGCCATCATCCAGCACCTCCGGGTTCACCGCATCGGCGCGGAAGCTCGACTCCTGCTCGGCCAGCGCATACAGGTACTCCTTCGGGATGCCTGCGGCCGCGGCCTCCTCGTCCAGGATCTTGGCGATCGCCGGCGGCGGCGCGCCGCGCGGCACTGCAGCCACGTCGGCCGGCGGAATGTCCACGCCGCCCTGCATCGCCCATGCCGCGTCGCGGTCGGCCTGCACGTCGTCCAGGATCGGCTGCACCAGCGCCTGCGTGCGGACGCGGTCGGCCGGCGTCATCTGCTCGCGGTACTTGTCCAGGTAGGCCGCGGCTTCCAGCGGCTTGCTGGACACCAGTCCGGCCACGGTCTGCGCGCGAATCGAACTTGCCATCTCGCGCGTGGCCGCGCGGCTGTACTCGCTGTCCGGGGCATACCCTTGACTGGCAAGCTGGCGCTGGCGCATCACGATGGCCTCGTTGGCCACCTGGTCCTGCCGCGCGAAGTCCTCGGCGGCGCCGGCCAGAACTGCATCCTGTGACACGCGATCGATCGCCGCGACTTCCTCGCGCTCGATGTACTGAGAATGCTCCCGATCCATGTGGTTGTTCAGGCGGTTGGACACGCCGTCCCGCCACTGTCCCGCGATGGCGTCGAAGCGCGCGCGCTGCGTCCCGGTCAGGCTCTCGCGGATCTTGCCGATCTGCTCGTCCATCTTCGGGGTCAGGTCGGCGCCGGCCTTCAGCGCCTCGCCGCCGCGGTACTTGTTCACTCCCTCAACGTTGGCCGGGCTGAAGGTGTTGACCTCCCAGTCCGACAGCTCGCGCCGGGCCTTCAGCAGCGCCGCGGTGTCGTTGCGCTCCTGCCACTTGGCGGTCAGGTCCTGCGCCCCTTGCGTCAGGGTCTGGATCGCCTGCTGCTGGCCGCTGATGTCCAGCCTCGCCTCGTTGCGAACGCTAGGGATGCCACCGGCCGTGACCTGCGGGATGTTCGGGCGAGGAATTAGCTGTACCAAGGTCAGCCCCCCATATTGGCGAAGGAGTTACCAGCCTGCATCAGGCCGCCGATGATCGTGGCGTTGTTCTTCGACTTCGTGGCGAACCGACTGGCCCGGTTCTGGTTTTCGGTATTTCGCGCGTCAGCGCTGAATCCCCAGGCCCGGCGTGCGGCGTCCAGTCGGATCTGCTGCTGCTCCATCTCGCCAAACAGCGCCGTTTCGCCCAGCAGCTCCTGCGGGGTGCCAAACTCGGAATCGATGCCCTGCGCCGCAATGGCCGCGCGCTGCTGTCCCTCGATAGCCCGGGTGCGCCAGGCGGAACGCTCGCTCTCCAGATCGCCCTGCGCGGCCGCATCTGCGGCCTGGTTGCGCGCAAGCTGCGCATTGTTGGCGTCGACCTTGTTCTGGTAGTCCTGCGCCTTGTTCTGGGAGTCTACCGCCAAGGCGGCGCCGCCTAGCGCGATGATGCCTTGAATTACGTATGGAGTAGCCGGCCCGCACATTGGTCAACTCCTGATATAGAAGGGTCGGAACAGTTCGCCGTTTCGGCCAACAGGGCGCGGATCCATGACCGTGAAGCCCATCCACTCCAGCCAGCGAATGGCCGCATTGTTGCGCACATCCACCCAGTTGAACAGCGCGCCGGGGAAGCGCTCCTGCACCGCCTGCAGCACATGCGGGGAATGACGCACGAACTCCCGGCGCACGTCCTTCCGGTCCATGGCCTTGGAGCCCAAGCACCAGACCGAACCGGTACCGGTGATCGCGCTGGTCAGGGTGACGCCGAACATGCAGACCGGCTCCCCATCCATGATCGCGGTCCAGACCTTCGTCGACTTGCGTAGGCCGTACCGCAGCGCCCAGCCCACGGACAGGCCGCAGGATGCCCGGACCTCGTCCGCGTCCGCCTCGCGCGGGTTGGCGGCGATGACGCGGGCATGCTCCTCGGTCGCCGGGACGATGTCGACCTTCACCCCAGTTTCCCGCTGGCGGCAGCCTTCGTGGTGATGCTCAGGATCTCCATGGGCAGCGGGTCGGTCTGCCGGAAGCCGATGCGCCCGTTGTCCACGCCCCAGCCGGCCGTGATCTTGCAATCGTACTGGCCCGACTTCAGGAAGGGCGGCTGCCCGTAGTTCTCGAACTGCCTACCCTCGACGGGGAATCCTTCATCGTCCGGAACGGCAGGGTTGTAGGCATACACGCCGCGAGACGCCAGCAGCAGCACGCGCGCATCGAAAGCGAGCTTGTTCTGATCCCGCAGCGAGGAATTGCCGGGGCTGTTCAACTCCAGCGTTTCCACCTGCGCCACGTAGCCCAGGCCGACATGCACCACGCCGCCCGGCGTGTCCAGCGTGATCTGCCCCTCTTCCACCAGGAAGGGGCCAGCCACCGCAGCGTCACGCAGCACGCTGACCATCTTGCCCTCTAGGTGCCACAGGCCCCCGATCGTGTCGCGCTGGAACGTCCAACTCGTCGTCGTACCGGTGCGGAACACCGTCGGTACCGTGCCAACGGAATACCCCTGCACCACCGTTCCGCTGGTGTACGCGTCGATGATGACCTGCACCGACTCACCCGTAGGCGCAGTCAGCAGGAGAGCATCGCCGATGTCCGTCACGGCCGTGAAGATCGATGCCGACGCGGTGATGGTCAGCAGATCGTCCTCCGTCCACCCGCCGCCCGTCGTCAGGCCGACCGTGGTCGCCGTCGTGTTGCGGCCGTCGTAGGTCACCGCTGCGTCCATGTAGACCATGTCTGACTCGGTCGCGAACCTGGTGGTCTCCTGCTGTTCGATGTACTGGACCGTCTCGCCGTCAATCACACGCTGACTCAGCGCGTACAACTCGCTTTCCTTCTTGCCCGGAAGGCTGCAGCTATCCATCCATTTCCCGTCGGTGTCGTGCCAGTGGAAGCCCACGACCTCCTGCTCAGGCAGGTACGTGCACCCAACCTGTACGCCGTCGTCGCGCGTGAAGATCAGCACGGACCACGGCGCCTTCCAGTGGGCTACGTTCTCGATCGTGTAGCCGTAGAACAGATGCTCCGCCCAGATGCTGATCTCGTTGCCGCGGAATCCGTCTTTCTCGAACTGATACCCCAAGTCGCGGATCTTCTGCCCCTCCTCCTGCACGAAGATGGCGGACTCGCCGATGACCTTGGCGGGCACGTCACCCGTGCCGCTGTTGCCCTGGTTCTTGACGCCGATGGTCGACGGAGTGATCACGTCGTCCGCGCCGCCGGTCATCTTGTTCTCGCTGGCGGTGGTCAGGATCAGCAGGTTGTCCAGCGGCACCAGGTCCTTGACCGTGTTGACCTGCCGGCTATTGATCACGAACGACACCGAATCACTGTCGACGATGGGCGAGGAGCGGCCGAAGTTGGTGTAGTCCCCGATGCACGAACCCCATATCGCCTGGCTGTCGGCCGGCGTGCTGGCCAGGAACAGGCGGTCGCCGAAGAACTCGATCTCGCGCGGGTAGCCGTAGAAGTTCGACCACGCCCCCAGCGCGAACACGTCCGTACCACCGACGGCGCCGGCGGCGAACTCGTTGACGACGATGTTGTTCGTGCCCGACGGCGGGGGCTCGTTGAAGGTGATCGTGTCCGTGGAGGCTGAGACAAACCATCCCTGCGCCATAGCTATACCCTATTACCTTTCCGCCAATTTGCGGCTGCCGGAATAACCCTAAGATTAGTTGGCACATGAAGCC